ATCTGTTTATAGGATTAACGATGCTTTTTTGGGTTTTGCTTTGGCTTGGGCAATTTGCAATTCATAGTAGTGTTGAAGAAAAGACAACAGAATAGGTGATCTGTTGTGAAACTAACACGAGGGGCCGACGCTCCAAATTCCGATTATCGCGGTCGAGGCGCGCAAAGTCTTGATAGGCTTGTAGGCGGAAGGTTTATAGCCACCTTACCTCCTTGGTCGGTGAAGGTACTTTCGTCAAGTGCTGGTGATTCGATTTCACTGCGGGATTGCGGAAAGCGTGGCCCCTCTCTTGCCAACGAGGCGAAATATGTTATATATTTTTTGTAGCGAATGCGATTATAAAACAGATATACAAAAAGTGATAAATGATTCGGAGACAGTTAAGGAGCAACTTGAAAAAGACGGCGGGTGTTATAAGAAAGATATCTGTCCAAATTGTGGTGAAGATGGCAGCCTGCATCTCAACAGACCACCAGGTTTAGAATTTTATGTTTGAGGGGGATATATATGTACACATTAACAATTGAAGGCAGACCAAAACCCAAAAAACGACCGCGAGTAACCAAATCTCATACATATAACCCTAATCAGAAAGCGGAGAATTTCATACTGGCAAAGTGGGTCGAAAAGCATGGTCAAGTCAAGATTGAAGGTGATATTGAGATGGTATGCGGATTTTATTATTCAGATAAAAGGGTGGCGGATACCAGCAACTTAATTAAGCTGGTTGAGGATGGGATTTCAAACAGTGGTGGCGATAAAAATGAATACAAGCCTTTCAACGATAGGCAAATCACGAAATTGCACGGTTATCGGGTGACGGGTCGGGAAGAGGAAAAGACTATTGTTGTTGTACGGGAGGTGTGAAAGATGTTAACAGGAGCATTAATAGGCTGGCTCTTAGTGGTAAATGGTGTCCGTATTTGGTTAGCAATCTTGGCTGGTGGATTTATTGGCGTGAGTAGCGTTTATCAAAACCAGAGAATTGAGAATGCGCAAGATTAACAACCCCGACAAAATACCTGATTGGTGCCCGCTAGCGAAAGGTGATCGACCGATGATGTGTCGAGCGTGCGAGAATTTTGAAGAGAATCCGTTTGGCAAGAGTTTTTGTAGGGAGGTGGAGGATGAATGAAGCTGAAACTATTAAAGAGCTTAAAAAGCGAGTTCGTGGTAGACCTGAATATCTAAAGGAAAAATATTTTGCTGAAATAACTACATCTATTCTAAACCACATGAGAAAAAACGATATATCGCGAAAAGATTTGGCGGACGAAATGGGAGTTAGCTCATCCCAGATTAGTCAGATATTCAATAAACATTCAAATTTAACCTTAGGGACAATTGCGAAAATATCTAGTGCCTTGGGGATAAGGTTGCGGTTTGAAATGAAAGAAGTATTTATGAGGGAGGTGGAGGATGAGTAAACTGCAAAAAGACTATGAGAAAATGTGTTGGACTTTTGGTAACATATTGCGCAGAGTACGGAGCTTTCTCCCGGTATCGGTCCAATATATTTTCATTGGAGAGGATTTAAATGATGACTAAAACAACCTGGCAAGTCCAGCAATATCTTGAGACGACGGCGACGGCGAATGGGAAGGATGTTGATGAGGTGAAGCGGGAGTTGGTGAGAGAGTGGTTCTGGGAGGAAGGTGAACCGGTAAAAGAGGAGAAGAATTAACTTGAGCATAGATATTGACGAGCGAATAAAATTCTTTGATGAAAAGGTTGAGAGTTTAAAGGGTCGGTTGGGGAAAGTGTCCTATCACAGTGACCACTCTTGTGAATATCTTCGAGGCGAACTTGATGAATTGGAAGAGTGTGTTATGTTAAGAGAACGACTTAAATTTCAGCGAGATGGTAAAGATGATTAAGACCCTCGTCTTTTAGGCGGGGGTTTTCTTTTATATATAAAACATACTCCTACTCTTAACCCCGCCCCTTCTCCCCTTCGCTCGTTCAACCGACAATTCCCGTGCCCTTGTCGGATTCGCTTCGCTCGCCTTTCCCTTTCAAGTTTCCCTAACAACGGGAAGACGTTAGATTATAATGATATTTCGAGGTTGCACAAGGGCAAACAGTGGGACCAGCTCTCCCATCTGGGATACACTATCCCACCAAATTTGAAGTGTAGTTGTGGACTAAGTTGAGAGGTGGGAGACATTATCCCACCCTATTACGATTGTGCCAGTTTGTAATATCAATCAAAATCGTGTATAAATTAACGGTGATATTATGTCCAGATTTGACGAGAAAGCTAAAGAGAGATTTGAGAAAATCGAAGCAAGGCTTGACGAATTGGAAGCGAAGGTTGAGGGAGAAGATGAACCAGTGAAAGAGTTTAACATAGAGGGTGGAAGCGTAGAATAGCAGCGGTGGTTAAACGTGGCTAACCTGACAGACAAACAAGAGAAATTTTGGGAATATTACAAAGATACTGGTAACGGATATGAGTCTGCCAAAAAAGCAGGCTATTCCGACAGTACAGCGTATCACTGGAGACGTGACGTTATCCAATCTGAAGGGGTCCAGGAAGCGATCAAGGAAAAGCTATCAATAGAAATCTTCCGTAACCGTACTCGCATACTGGATTTGTTTGATGATGCGGTTGATGATCTTCGGGGTATCATTCAGAATAAAGAAAATAAGGCTAGTGTTCGCATTCAGGCAGATAAAACCGTATTTGAACAGATTGATAAAATTAGCGAGATATTTGAGATTAACAAAGAAGATGACAACAAAATTAGTGAGTTAATAGATGCCACCAAAAAGCTTGCAGAACAGCGGGGTCGAGATAGCTGATTACGCCCCAAAGCAGTGGGATGTAATCGCCAACGCTAACGCTCGTTGGAACTTCTTGGTTGGAGCTGTCCGCTCCGGCAAAACCTATGTCAACAACTACAAACTTCTCGAACGATTGAAAACTAATCCAGGTCAACCTCGCGCAATTATTGGCAAAACAATGGGGACGATAGAGGATAACGTAATCGAGCCAATGCGTCAGAGATTCGGAGATGATGTTATAAGCGAAATATATGGTTGGAATAAAAAGGTTGATATCAACGGTGTTCCTTTCCGCTTAATATCGGCAGTGAACAAGCGTTCGATCAAGAGGCTAAAGGGGATAAGTTTACAATATGCTTATGGCGACGAAGTCACAACTTGGCCTAACAATTTCTTCGAGATGCTCAAATCAAGGTTAGACAAGGCTGGGGCGCAATTCGACGGTTCGACCAACCCCGAAGGACCTAATCATTGGTTCAAAACAACTATGCTCGACAGAGACGACCTTGACGTGTATCACAAACACTTCACCCTCACCGATAACACCTTCCTCGACCCTGAATTTGTAGAGCAGTTGAAAAAAGAATATTCCGGCGTATGGTACGCTCGATACATTGAAGGCAAGTGGGTAAAGGCCGAGGGTCTTGTTTATGACAACTTTAGCGAGGACGATCACGTTGTCGGCGAGTTGCCAGACAAGTTTAAAAAGTTCTGGATCGGTATCGACTACGGCACGGTCAATCCTACACACTTCAACCTAATTGGTTTGAGCAAGGATAACGAGCTATACCTCATTGACGAGTGGCGACATTCAGGGGACGAAAGCGGGAGATCGAAGACTGATGCCGAATACTCACAGGCGTTGCAGACATTTATAGCGAGACAACAGGATCGGTTTCAAAACTTCGTGGCCGAATGGGTATTTATCGACCCTTCGGCTAAGTCATTTATCGAGCAACTTAATCGAGACGGGACGAACAGGTTGGCTCCGGCTGACAACTCGGTGCTTGACGGGATACGCAAAGTATCAACCTTGATCGGGGCGAACAAGTTTAAGATACACAAATCTTGTGAGAATACGATTGATGAGTTTCATAGCTACGCTTGGGATGAGAAAGCTGAGGAACGAGGGGAGGACAAACCTATAAAATCTGACGACCATTCGCTTGACTCACTGCGCTATGTGATTAATTCGTTCGGAAAGAAATATTATAATTTGGTTATGAGGGGATAAACGATGGCTAACAAACAACCTTGGCCTCCAGAAAAATGGCAGGCAAAATATCGCAAGTTTTCCGAGCACTCAGCATGGTATTCGGGATCACGAAACAAGTTGATGCAACACTATTCGATCAAAGGCGATCCAACCGATGGTGCTGGCGACTTCTGGGGGCAGAACCTTAAACCTAATCAGAGCAAGACGATGGTTCACGTTCCGGTGGCTGGTGATATTGCCGGTGTAAGTGCTGACCTTGTGTTGGGGGCACATCCTGACTTTCAGATTCCCGAGGCACATCAAGAGGAAGCTGAATCGGGGGCGAAAGATGAACAGGATCGGTTAAACGAGATTGTCAAAAAGACAGATATGTATTCGAGATTGGTCGAAGCGTCAGAAGTAGCAGCTAGTCTCGGGGGTTCATTTCTCAAGGTCAACTGGAAAACTGAGTTTAAAGATTTTCCGGTGCTTTCGGTTGCACACCCAGATCACGCTATTCCGTACTGGAAATGGGGCTTCTTACAGAAAGTTATATTTCACAAGGTTGTTAAGAAGGACCGTCGAGACGTTTACCGTCATTTGGAAATTCACGAGCCGGGCGTAATCAGAAACGAGCTATATCTTGGTAGAGATAATGAGCTCGGAAGTAGCATTGAACTTGCACGTTTACCAGAGACCGAAGATTTAGAAGAGGAAATCCAAACTGGCGTTGATGAGATATTATGCGCTTATATGCCGAACAAGCTACCTAACAGATTGTGGCGAACGAGCAACTTGGGCCAGTCAGACTATCAAGGCGTAGAAGATTTGATGGATTCACTCGATCAAGTCTACTCGGATTGGATGCACGAAATTGAGATTGCAAGAGGTCGGATAATTGCAAGCGAAGAGTATCTTAAGAACGCTCAAGGCGAATGGATGTTCGACATGGATCAGGACGTGTTCAGTCCAATCTCAGAGACTCCGGGTGAAGGTTCGGGGATCAACCCCATACAGTTCGAGATACGCTCACAGAAGTACCAGGAGACGGCTATTGAGTTATTTGACAGGATTGTGACTGCTGCTGGGTACTCCCCACAAAGCTTTGGATTAAGTATTGATGGGAGGGCAGAGAGTGGTACGGCTTTGAAGTTGCGGACAGCTAAATCAGAGCGTACTCGTGAGAAAAAGCAGAACTATCACAAGCGGGCAATCGAGAAGGCACTCAAGCTGTTGATGAAGATTGACGCGGAACACTTTGAGGGTTCTGCCGAATATGACGTGGCGGTAGAGTTTGACAACATGACCGAGGTCGACATGAAATCGACCGCTGACGCTATCAAGGCACTAGACATGGCGGGAGCTATTAGCGACGAGGTTAAGGTGAGGATGCAACATCCTGATTGGGAAGAAGACCAGATACGCGAGGAAATAGATCGGATTCAAGGTGAGAAGGGCGTGAAGGTCAATGCTCCTGATAATCGAGTGTAATGGCGAAGCTCGACAATCCCGATAAACGTGAAAGGTTTAGGCGAAGACATCATAATAAGTATAGGAGGGAATATGAAGATTGAAGGTTTAACGAACCATATGGGGGTTTTACCCACCGATGAGCATAGAGACTAAATCTGAAAAAGTAAATCAAGGCGAAAACTTCAGGCAGGATCCAATGGCACTTGAGGTCGCACCAAACGATAAGGACGAAGTGCCAAACGTGTTTCTGGCAATACCAAATCTAGGCGAAATAGCTACATTCAACACTCTCATAATCGGACGC